GAGATAAACCCTGGCCCATTCAGGCTAAGATTTTAAAATCACTAGTTCATAATAGAGAAACTAATGTCAAGTCGTCCCACTCCGTTGGAAAATCATGGGTCGCAGCAAGAGCGTCGCTATGGTTCCTATTCAATTATCCAGGCTCATTGGTTATTACGACTGCTCCTACTGACCGCCAAGTCAGAGGTATTTTGTGGAAAGAAATCAGAACTGCTTTCAAGAACGCGAAGCTACCTCTCGGCGGGAAAGTTTTAACGCAACAATTAAATATACGTGACGACTGGTTAGCTATGGGGTTTACAGCTAATGATTATGACCCAGATAAATTCCAGGGCTTCCACAGTCAGCATGTATTAGTAGTTGTTGATGAAGCGTGCGGTATTACAGACGCAATCGACCAAGGTATCGAATCTATCTTGAGTAGTGAGCATAGTCGACTACTAAGAATTGGAAACCCCACGAATGAGAACACACCCTTCGGTCGTTCCTTTAAAGCGGCAGAAGGATCTAAATTTACGATATCTGCTTTTGATACACCTAATATGACTAGTTTCGGTATTACTCCTAACGATATTGTCTCGGGCGCTTGGAAAGAAAAAGTAGTTAGTAGTTTACCCTATCCAACCTTAGTCACCCCTCAATGGGTAGATCATCAATATAAGAAGTGGGGACTGAACTCCCCTATATGGCAAGCGAGGGTAATGGGAGAATTTCCCTCCAATCAAGATAATACCCTAATTCCGCTGTCTTGGATTGAGGCAGCACAGCGTAGAGTAATAGAACCAAGCGTAAACGATAAAATAACCTTTGGCATTGATGTAAGTAGATTTGGTGCTAATGAAACAATAGTAATGAAAAAACATGGAAACCATGCCAGGATTGTAGGTAGTTGGGGTGCAGCGGACACAATGCAGACATCTGGTAAGATTATACACTTATCAAATCAGTGGAATCCTGTTAATATATTCGTAGACTCTGTTGGTGTAGGGGGAGGAGTCGTAGATAGGCTAAGAGAGTCTCATATAAAATATGGAGTATATGACGTAAACGCCGGAAGTTCTGCTAAAGACAAAACTAGATTTTTGAATATGAGAGCAGAGTTGTTTTGGAATTTACGTGAAAAGTTTGAAAAGGGCGAGATTGATATCGACCCTCATGATGAAGACTTGGTTGCTCAGTTATGTGAGATTCAATTTAGTGTAGCTAGTAATGGAAAAATAAAAATAGAATCTAAAGACGACATGAGAAAACGAGGTATTAACTCCCCTGATAGAGCAGATGCGCTTGCTTTAGCGTTCAAGGGGTCTAAAATGTTTTCTTATGATTTTGAATTATCTGATGCCGGAAGGCAAGAAAACCCCTGGAAAATATAAATGCCTAAAAAGAAACCTGATTATAACGTACTAGGTGTCACCGGGCTCAAACAATACGGTGGTATATTAAATGAAGAATGGCACCCTAAGCTTCAAGGTGACCTGAAACATAGAACCTATAGTGAAATGGCAGACAACGATCCAATAGTTGGTGCTATGCTTCACGGTATAGAGTCTATGATTAAAAGGCTGGACTGGAGAGTTGAGCCTGCTAGTGATGATGCAAAAGCAATTGAAGCCGCTGAATTCCTTGAATCGTGTATGAGCGATATGTCGGTAACGTGGGAGGACTTTATTTCCGAAACTATGTCGATGCTTATATATGGTTGGGCGTATTTTGAAGTGTTATGGAAATTACGCTCTGGGTATCACGGCAATACTAAACGAACTAGTAAACATGATGATAAGAGAATAGGGTGGAGGAAATTTGCTATTAGGGGGCAGGAAACATTACAACGATGGGAATTTGATGATGATGGTGGTATTCAGGGCATGTGGCAACTAGGTCCACCTGATTATACCGAAAGATATATTCCTATTAGTAAGTCTATGTTGTTTAGAACTACAACTAAAAGAAATAACCCTGAAGGTCGTAGTATACTAAGAAATAGTTATAGACCCTATTATTTCCTAAAAAAGATACAAGAAATTGAAGCCATAGGTATTGAGCGAGACTTAGCCGGTCTTCCGGTTATGAAGGTTCCTCAAGAGTTAATGCATAGTGGTGCTAATGCTGCACAGCAATCGTTGCGAGCAGATTTAGAAGAACTAGTATCCCAGATTAGGAAAGATGAACGTGCCGGTGTCTTGATTCCTCATGATAAAGACTCAGACGGTAACCCTTCTGGATACGAGTTAGACCTATTGACTACTGGAGGCTCTAGGCAAATCGACACAGATGTAGTAATTAAAAGGTATGAAAGTCGAATCGCCATGTCTACTCTTATGGAGTTTATTCTTCTCGGTACTGATAGCGGCTCTAGTGAGTCACTTATAAACGGTAAGGTTAAACTGTTTGCGATGTCTTTGGGGGGATTCGTTGGAACTATTAAGAGTATAGTTAATAGGTTTGCAGTTGAGCCGTTATTCGCCCTGAACCCGGAGTTTCCAAAAGAAACTTGGGCTACGGTTACGCATTCGGAGATAGATGCACCCCAACTGGAAGAAATTTCTAACTACCTTAATAGATTGGTTATGGCCGGTCTTATTACTCCTGACAATACTTTGGAGTCTACTTTGAGGGCTAAGGCTAAACTTCCTCCTAGAGAAGAGGGGTTTGCGGAGGAGAGAGAACTAGATTTTGATTCAGATAATCTAACCCCTGGCGAGAAAGAGCCTGCTTTAGAGGGGGATGAATATGCCCAGGAGAAGTAATACAGATTGTCCAACAGGATACGAGCATCGTAAACCTGATGGAACTTGGGCGTGTGAAAAAGCTGATGTAGATAAAGCCGGGCAGAATATGCAAGTACGGTTATATGATGTTAATAATAAACTGGTTAGGGGATTGGAGGACAGTCGTTTAAAAGTTTTATGGCAGAGATTAAATCAATGGTATGGTCAAGCAAGATCAGGGGGCACAAAACTACTTAAAATAGTAAACGCCGCTAACGTAACGGCAAAAGAGATGTTACGCAGAGGTATGAAGCCTTCTGGCGATAAAGCTCTAATGAGGTCTTTAAGAATGGTTAAAGCAATTTTTGTTGTTGAGAAAATGAATGAGCTGGAGAAAGCTCGGGGAAAATATTTGGTTGGGCCTGATGGGTCCATATTTAATAAAACGTATTTGACACCTATGGAATTAACTGAAGACCAATATATGGTTGTAGGTATAGATACGTTAGAAGAGGCTAGGGATTTTCAGTATTACTTTAAATGTCCCTTTATTGCATTAGGCAAAGCCGCTCATATTGCTTTAGCTACTGAAGAACATTTTTATCTTCCACACCCTAGCGCGATACGGAGATTTGGTGACTCTGGAGAAGTATCGAGAAAAATTAAGTCAATTAGAAAAAGTATTAATGAAGCAGTCGAAGGTGAGAACCAAGTTGCTGTAATTAGTAAACGGGATGATGAAAAGCAGATTGTGTATGCTGTAGTCTTATCCCCAGATAAACCAGATGCACACGGGGACTTAATCCCGGTTAAAGAGATAGAAAATACCGCACACGGGTATTTAGCAGATAGCAGGGTGGTGGGTAAACAACATAGAGGCCCAGCAAACGGAACTGTTATTGAATCTTGGATTATGCATTACCCTAGTAATGAAGATTACCAAAAGGCGGTTAATGGAAAAGATCATTTTTCATTTAAAGTTCCCTTCGGTAATGACACAATTACCTCCGGTACATGGATGATGGGTGTAAAGCTTGGAGATGAGGAATGGAATGCCGTCAAAGCTGGGGAGCTTAATGCCTTTAGTATTGGGGGTATAGGCCAAAGAACGCCCGTTGATAAGAGTACTCTCCCAACAATTACTTATAGAACCCTCGTCGAAAAAAGCGAATTAGATCATGAGACCCAGGAATAATGGCAAAAAACTAATTTTGTACTTGACTTGACATAAGTACTTATTTTGATGTATATTTTTAGAGACTGATCTAATAGTCCTATAATTCTTGCTGATTAAAAGCATCCTGCTGATTAAAAGCATTAAAACTACTGAGTTTTTCTCGCGCATTGGTTTATACGGACCATTGGGCGTTTTGGAGTATAATGGCTGATACTGTTAATACTTTGCTAGATTTAGAAACTCATGAGGTTTCTCTGGTGGATGCTGGGGCAAATCAAAGAGTGTTTGCAATTACAAAGGCGGAAAAAATGAATGACGTTCTAAAAAACGTACTTGATGTCCCCCTTGAGCAAGAAGAAAAAGTTCGAGAAGAAATCGATAAGGGTATGTCTGAAGAAGCTCAGAATGCTGTTATTGGAGCGGCTAGAATCCTACAGTCTTTTCGTGAAGAAGACGGTATGGATAATGCTTTAATTCAGTTAGCTGAAATGCTCGGATATAACCAACCTCAAGCGGAGACAGAAATGGATAATGATATTAATAAGCAGGAACAAGAAACTCCTGAAATCCCTGAAGAAGTTAAGAAGCAATTCGAGGCTTTGACTAAAGCTCAAGACGAGGCTGTTGCTAAGGCTAAGGAACTTGAAGAAGTTCTTAAAGCTGAACGTGACGAGCGATTGACTAAAGAGTACATCGCTAAAGCTAAAGAGGAATATGAGAATATTCCAGGTAAAACCTCTGAAGAGCTAGGTAAGATTCTGAAATCTCTAAATGAGAGTGATGCAGAAGCTGCTAAAGAGATTGAAGAGATTTTGAAAGCCACTAATGCAATTATTGCTAAGAGTGAGCTTTTTGTTGAAGCAGGTAAGACGACTCAGGAAACTGAAGACGATGCTTACGGTAAGTTGAATAACATGGCTAAGAAGCTATCTCAGGATACTAATATTTCTTATGCCAAAGCTTTTACTCAGATCATGGAAGCCAACCCAGATCTATATGCTGAATATATTCAGGGTAATTAAGGAGATATAAGACATGGCTTATGACTCACCTCAAATGACTATCTCATTGCCAGCCGCAGCAGATCTGTCGGCCAAGCAATATTACTTTGTCGCCGTAGATACGGACGGCAAGGCGGCACTAACTGGCGATGATGGCAACCCCATCGGCGTCCTACAAAACAAACCCACGGCAGGACAAGCAGCCACTATCTGTGTTTTTGGTGTGACCAAACTTTACATTGGAACGGAATCAGGCCTCGGGGCAGGGTACAACGTAGGTTGTGACTCCAATTCCGCAGGCAAGGTGTCGGACACCGCGTCTTTTCGGATGGGGGTCGCCTTAGAAGATCCTACCGCTGATGGAGATATTGTCTCTGTCCTCCTCCAGAAAAACGGCAAGCAAGCGTAAAGGAGACTTGAGCAATGCCTAATCCAACTCTTAGCGATGTCCATATTAATGCTCCACTAACTAATATTAGTGAAGCACATATTCAGGATGCTAGTAAATTTGTATCGATGAGGGCTTTTCCGGTTGTTCCGGTTTCTAAAAAGTCTGATTCGTTTTTTCAATATGACAAAGGTGACTTTCTAAGGGCTGAAGCTCAGGCTCGTGCCCCAGGAACGGAATCTGCTGGTAGCGGATTCAGACTGTCAACTTCCACCTATACTTGTAATGTGCTTGCACTTCATAAGGATATTGATGACCAGATTAGGGCTAATGCTGATGCCCCTCTGAGCATGGATTCTGATGCAACTCGTTACCTAGTACAGCAGATGCTTATTAAACAGGATAAAGATTGGGCTGCCGATCATTTTAAAACTTCTGTTTGGGGCACTGACTCTGCTGATAAGTGGGACAGTACTAATGACGCTGTTGATTCTATTGACAGTGCTGCCGATACCGTTGAAGCGGCTACAGGGTTTCGACCTAATAAGCTAATCCTTACACCCTCTGCTTTTAGAGTTCTAAAGAATAATACTAAGGTTCTGGATCGTATTCGTTACACCCAGACCGGTGTTGTTACTGAAGGTCTATTGGCCAGTCTTCTAGGGCTTGATGAAGTCATGGTAGCTCGCGGTGTTGAAAATACTGCGATTGAAGGTGCTACAGCTACGGTTACTAGGCTATTCACTGGCGACTCAGGGTTGCTTGTATATAGTCCAAACTCTCCCTCATTAATGAGCCCCAGCGCAGGTTATACTTTTACCTGGGCGGGTTACACAGGGTCCGGT